GCTATCACCTACATTGAAACCATCAGCAGGGATACTCAAACTACCTAAGCCGCCATCAAGGAGGGAGGTCTCAGTAGTTGTGTTGGTAACAGGTGTGCTTGATGCTGTCTGAGTGTACAAGTTATTCAATGATGCAGCAGCTCTCATCAACTCAAGGCCTGTGATAGAGTATGTGTTGTATCCAAAGCCACTCAAAACACTTACCTCAAGTAAATCTGTAGGATCAAGTTCTGACCCCTTGGGAGTCATCTGAGATATTTTCTGTCTATTGATAGCCATACCTATATTGTATTACTCAGGTAAATTTGTTATAATAGGAACTTGACAATCTGTCCAATTACTCATGTCAACATCTAATGTCATGACCCACCCTGCTGCATAGTCTAACACTTGATTATTCAATGGCACTATGGCAGGTTGTCCTAATACATCAAAGCTATAGTCATCACTGAAAGTAAAGTAGTTCACTAAGTCAACCAATATTTGATGGCAGTCTGAGAGTATTACAGTGATATTAGCTCTATCCTTCTGGATAATGTCAAGGCAGGTTATCTCTAAGCTCATTGTATTAGTGTTCTCAGTTGCTATAGCTGTGATAGGTGCTATAAACACAATAGGATATTTCTCATCCTTTGTCGCAAAGTTAGGTAACTGCTCCACGAAGTCACTACCTACTTTTTTAACCTGTAGATGTGAGTTATAAAATGCCTCTATCTTGTTGATTAATGCTTGATAACTTGTCATAGTTCTGCGTTCTTTTGTATCTTATTAATTTTGTTCTGTGTATCAGTCATCTCAGTCTCACTCACTATAGCATTGACTGTGATAGTCTGACCTTGCTGTGCTCCCTCTCCACCTACATTATTGAGTTGATTGCCTTGACCGAATAGACTAACTGATGGAGTTGCCATTCCACCTGTTGTGCTCTGAGTATCAAAGCCACCCGTTGGTATATCAGGTGCAGTAGGTGCTCCACCTCCACCTGTGAATTGAGCAGATGCTATCTTACCAATGTTCACTGCAGATGCTATACCTGCAGATGCAAGAGCCGCTGCCATAGCAAATCCTCCATCAAATTTAGGATACTGAGCAAGGATTGATGTGATGGCCTTAGCCCCATCAATGACTGCCATCCCTAAGTTAAACCCCTTCTGTATTAAAAACTCTTGCTTCGCTGCCTTCTCTGCCTCTGCTGTGCCCTCTTTTAATTTACGTTTTCTAAAAGCAAAGAATAACTCAGTAAGCTGTTGAGTAGCTTGGACTCCCATAGTTGCGTATTCAAGTCCTTGAGCTATCTGAGCAGCCTCTATCTCATTGATTTTATTAGCCTTAGTCTCTTCTGCTACAATAGCAGCCTGTCTATACTTCTCTTTGATTGACTCTTTTTGTGCCTCTGTTAAATCTAATGCAGCAAGCTCAGCTACTTGTTGAGCATCTAATACCTCAAGTTGCTTATTGTATAAATCATCTGCAGCTGCAATCTTTTGCTCTGCTGTCACAGCCTCTCTCTCTGCATTAAACTGAGCTTGTGATAGTTGAGTCTCAGCAACAAGTTGAGCAGCTGCTAAAATCTTTTGGTTCTTATCCACCTCAATAGCAGTAATTTGGTCTGCCACTGCCTTAGTATCTACAACAGCCTGAGCATTAATCTCTTTAATTTGCTCATCTGTCAATTTCTTATCTGCTACTTTTATTTTTCTCTCTTCCTCAATCAATGTCTTTTGTAGCTCAAGTTTCTTAGTAGCATCTTGCTCCTCAAGTAACATAGTTTTAATTCGAGCCACTGCATTTTGGTCAGCTATCTGCTGTCTATCTTGCTCCAATTTTTTCTCTGCCTCAACAATCTTAGCAGTCATATCTGATACTGCTGCACCTCTCTCAAGTTCACTCTTAAAGATTTTAGTCTTTTTAAGATTAAGGTTTTCAATCTCTGTCCTCTCCTCCTTCAATTGGTTAATCTTGAGCTGAGCTAATTCAAACTCAGTAGCACCTGCTGCCTTAGCGTCATCCTCTGCTTTTTTATGTTTAATTCTCATCTCTTTGAGATGCTTATCCTGTGCTGACTCTACCTCTTTATTGGTATTAGTTGTGCTTGTTGTGGTAACCTTAGATACTGCTGTATTACCTTTGTTTGTAATTTCTAATCTTTGTCTCTGGAAGTCCTGTTGTGTAAGTAAAATTAACTTATCTATTTTAGCAACTGTTTCAAAATCATCTAACCTGGCAGCCTCTCTCCTTTGAGCTTGGAGCTTAGCAATAGCCTCCTTCTCTTGGATGTCAAGTATTGCCTTTGACCTTTCAGCTTCATTTTTAATTTGTTTTGCACTCAACATGGCAAGCTGCTTATCAATGTCCTCTGCTAATTTTTTTCTATTCCTTGCTTGTTGAATAGCTAACTCATTAATTCTATTGATAGCCTTAGCCTCATCATCTTTAAGTTGTAAATATCTTTTAGTTTGCTCCTCATCCATCTCATCTAACTCCTCCATTGCAGCCATATCAGCCTGCCTCTGCTCTTGCTTTCTTTGCTCCTCCTCAATTGCCAACTCTTCCATAGTGGCAAATCTATCAATGCTCACTCCAAGCTGCTCTTCAATAGCACTTATCTCCTCATTGCTTAGGTCTTTTGTTACGTTATATAAACCCTTCCTTGCTGACATCTCTGCCTCAATAGCTTTTATGTTTGATTCTGATGCTGCCTTAACAGCCTCTGCATTCTCTTGAGCTGCATTATCTGTTAAACCCATCCAATCTGTTAACATCTTAAAGCCTTCAATTATTGCAGTGATAGGTAACATCAAAAGTTTTAACACCTTATCAAGGACACCTATCTTGTTTAAAAATATAGCAATAGCTGCTACAATAGCAGTGATGACAGCAACTAATAAGAATATAGGGTTAGCAAGTATCTGCATTCCTAACTTAACAAATGCTCCTCCCATTGTTTGTATCACACCTGTGAATGCTTTAAACCCCTTAGATATATCTGCAGGGTTTATCTTACCTATCACATTACTAAACACTTGAGCCTTCTGCTGTGCCTCCTCAAAGTCTAAGCTCAATAATGAGTCCTTGATACCACCTAATGAATTACTCACCTGCTCAAATTTAGAGCCTGATGCAAATACATTCACTGCATCATTAGCATCTGAAATTTGGTCTTTAAGCTCTCCTGCTCTTGCTGAGAGTTGTGCTATTTGTTCCGGGTCAGTTGCATCTGCAATAGCTCCTTTGAGTTCTCTTAATTCAGCTTTGATAGCACCAATGCCGGTTATCTTTAATGGTATTTCAACTTCATTCATATTAGTAAACTCTTATTTCTATTGCTGTATTAACAAGCATGTTATTTGATATTGAAAAATTATCGTATGTGTATAATCTAATGGAATCATCATCATACCTTTTAATGTCTAATGTCGCAAAATCACCACCTCCTGCATTATTATCTGCTGACCCTCCTATTACCCAAGTCTTATTAGCTAAGAATGCACCCGTTAATAATATCTCATATGTGCCTACTCCAATATAGTTAAAGGTAATATCTCCTATGGTATTCTCAAATACAGTTGCTGTAGGTGCGGATACACCTGTCTGACTAATCAAAGCTATGTATCTCTTATACCCTACAACAGGAGCTCCATTGATACTCTCAGTCACAGTCAAGTTAGACACTACCATTCCATCCTTCTCAAGTATCTGGCCATCACCTATCACTACTCCCTTAACACCCGGACTCACAGCATTTCCCTTACCAAAGATTAGAACATCTGAGCCGGGCACAACTACATTGTTAACTTGAGCACTCTTCTTGAATACCTCCGCATTACCAACTGCCACAATAGTATCTCCAATAGGCTTGCCGCCTGCAGTCTTATAAGGTGCTAAGTCAATCTCAGTATCAATACTTATCAACTCTACCTTTGTGAGGCTGTTGTTGTTAGCATTGTAATCTTGAATCTTGTTTATATTCCACCATGAATTGTCAATGTAAATCTTATCATTGAGCTTTAAAGATTGTATATCAACCTCATTCAAGTCAAAGTAACCTATCAACATTTTACCTACATTGATTTGATTAACAGTCCTTCTCCAATATAAGTTATAAAGGTTGTTAGCCGTCAGAGTTGCTACCTCATAAAAGTAGTAATCATTCGTGCCAAAGTTAATATCAAATGTAGGATACAAAGGATTGTTGAAATGGCCAATCATAGGATAGTCAGTCAAGCCTATCTCTCCTGTTGTGCCAAAGTCTATGATGTCAAAAGGTTGGCATGTACCTAATCCTCCATCATATAAGATACGGATGTTAGTGTTAGGTGCAGCTCCATTGATTGCAGGAACATAAGCTCCAAACAATGTCTGATACACAGGGGTGGGTGAGAATAGTAGCTCCTTAGTATCAACATCCTTAACATATTCATTGTCAAAGGTGTATTCTATCTGACCATAAATCTCTCCTGTAGCTTGTGTGTAAAGTACATTAGACTGATCCTCATCAGGTGCATAGGTGAGCTTAAGTTTTTTCTTAGTTACATCTGGAAGGAACATTAAGTCCTGAGCCTTATCCTTAGCTAACTTCTGACTCCAATCCTTCTCAGCTCCTGAGTCGTAATACTCATCTCGATGTCTTAGGATAAGGTTGTATGGATTGTCAATATCTTGCTCAACATATAAGTTGTACATCTGAAATATTGACTTAACAAAATCAGATTGCTTAATCTCAACAGGCACATATGAGTTCATGATTAGAGTACCTCCTGTAGTCTGCACATTATTGCTTGGCAGTATCACCATGTTGATAGATACTAAGTCAAGCACAACATTAACATCAACAGGAGTGAAACCGCCACCTGCTGCAATCCAAATATTAGCTCCATTACTGTTAGCACTACCATAGGTCTGAGTTACCTCAACTCCTATAGATAATATCTGTATGTCATTAGGGTCTATTGCTAAGTTGAAAGGGTCATTTGTTAATGCAGGAATGCTAAGAGATTCAGCAAAGGTCAACACAGTAGTGTTGCCTGTTGGTAATGGTGATGCTGCAGGATAGTAAGCTACTCCACTTGTTGTGCCATAAACTTTCAAGTTGCCAAGCCCTGCCACATATACCTGAGCAAATACCCTATATTTATTTTTAACTATGTATCCACCTACGATATACTCAAGGACAGCATTACCTCCACTATTATTGTCAAGGATGATACTGCCTCCAATCTGTAGCTCATATGTATAGTTCTCACCTGCAAGAGCATTAGTGCTAAATGGTGAACTGTACTCCCCTGTTAAAGGGTCATATAAATTCTGAGTGTCAATCACCTCTGTCCATCCTGAGTCAATATCCTCTTGAAATGTATAGTTCACTCCTGTGCCCTGTACATAACTTGTTGTCCAAGTGTTTGTTGCCTCAACTCTATAGTCATTGTAATCAAAGTTATTAACATCCCCATTGTAAGGTATTAACAATTTATCAAAGTGAGCATCTGTTAATCCTGCCCATGTGTAAGTGAATCCAGCCACAGCGAATATCCTATCAAAATAAGTCTTCGCATAGATAGCAGGTTTGAACTCATTAGCTTGATAGACATTAGTACCTGTGCAATATGGCATTACATATTTATACCCATCTGTTACAGTGTTGCTGAATGTAGCTGCTATGTCAGTTGCTGAGAATGTATGATCTAAGTCTGAGAAATCTAAGTCATCAAGATTAGCATTAGTGATAGCACTAAAAAACTCAGCTCTGCTATCCTTAATCAATACAGTATAGTTAACCTCCTCCTCATAAGCATTAGTGTACTGAGACTTATTAACACTTACCAACTGCAATAATGCGTCATCTAAGATAGGCACTCCATTCTGTATCACTTGACATCGAGTCAACGTGTTGATGTTAAATGTTCCTGCCTGAATATTTACATCATAGTAGTTGCCAAGCAACTCATGATTGTTCTTAGTTCCCTCAAGCACAATGGTTTTGGAGAAAGTTCCTTTGCGAGATGTTAAATCTCTAATATCACCAATGTTAAATGTTATCGGAAAATTAGTCTTCTCAGATACATCTAAGACTCCTGTCTCAAGTATTATCTTAACCATTGATTATGTCGTTATTAGATAACCTTACTTGTATTGACTGCTTTATTAGGTTGTTGTTGCGTTGCTTATATACCTCAAAGTTTGTGTTAAGTACATTACAGCTCACATACTCAGTTGACTCAGGGACATGTATGATACATCCACTCTCATCATAAAGATTATCCAAGTCCTCAGTAATACGATAGACTACGTTTTTAACATAGGTTTGTGGAGAAGTTAACAACTGCTGAAAGTATGTACCCTCTGCCTCACTCATCCAGTTAGTGTTGAGGTCGTATGTCTTAACTACTTGAGTGTTGAAATTAACTTGACCTTGTTCATAAGTTTTATACTTCCACTGAGATGAGGTAACATATCCTGGGACATCCTTGTTGTATGTATCCCTCTTGATAGTGCCCTTCTCATAGCTCTTAAGTTGGAAGGCAAAGCTACCCCATGAGCCCATCCTATCTAAGAATAAGATATGACTCTCAGAGATTAATGTCCTTGTATCTATGTTCACCTTGTAACTCACTGACTTAGGGTCAATGAATCCTGGAGAGCCATCTCGATAAGTTACTGTGTACCACTTAGTATCTTGTTTTACAAGTGGAGCAGTGCCACTCACTAAGGTAAGTGAGCCATAGTTATTAGGACCAACTGCCACACCTTTAATATAGTCAAGTCCACTCACTGACTTGTAGAACACATCCCCGTCATCATTAATAAAGTACACCCTCTTGTTAGATCCTATGCCCACATCCTTGAAGTTGAGCCATAAGTCCTGACCAAGTGTACATGTAAAGTTCAAAGGTTGATCAGTGAGCCACAGTCCAGATGTGTTATCAAGTGTGTAGTCAGTCTGATCGTAGAATGGCATGTCTATCCAAGGAATAGCTCCATTAAATACATACTTATCTAAGGTGCTAATTTCATTGAGGTTAATATCCTTCCTGTTGTCAGCATACTTGATACTTCCATTGATAGTGGCATCTGTTACCTCTGACCATAACGCATTGATAGTGAAGTTGGTTGTACCTGTGATTGAAGTCACTGTGTGCAATCCTTCAACTCCTGGGTTGGCTACACCTCCATCTGCCTGTGTTATGTTTATCTGATCACCAACTTGAAAGGCATGAGTTGCTGTGATACGAACGTTGCCACTGTTATTTACTAATGAGGATGTGTAAGATAATGTGTAGATATACTCCTCACCTATCTTAACATCAAAATTGTAATATGAGTTAGCCGCATCATAAAAGGTTGTGATTGTAGGATTGAAGTCATAGCTTACCATGTTGCTCAATAGCTTGCTCAAGTCCTGCTCCCCATATCCTGTGCCATAGGTAGGCAGTGCCTTGTAGTATCCTATCCTATTGGCTGTGCCTGACTCAAATATCTCAAAGATATATCGGAAGCCATCATTGTTGACATTAGTTGAGTTAACTATGAACTTGCACTCATTGTAAGCAGGAGTGAAATCTTGAGGTTCTGCTATGATTGTCATTGCCATACCTATATTGTATTTCAGTTGGCATCCTGTTAGAAGGATATATATGAATCATCTGTAAAGTATTCCTCCTTGATATGAGTGGCAGCATATCGGATGGCATCCATTGCGTCATCCCATAACTTGACAGGCTCATCTGTAATGGTATCACCTATCTTTTTCCACTTGTAATTCTCATATTCCTTCTTAAGTTGAGGATGGTCCTCACAGAATATACCAAAGGACTTGATGTTGTTAATGCCTTGCTTGACTACCTTATTAGCATTTTCAATATAGTAACCTGCTCTGTCTATCTCAGCAATAATCTCAGGCCTTGAATAGTCAGCAAGGATGTTGATACTCTTATCAATGCCTAACTGATCCATCCTTGCTATGAGATCAGTGGTAGTTAAGTAGCTCTCATAGATTACAGGCTCAATGTATAGATCCTTATCCCTCCAATATACCCTAACCAATGCAGTGGGGTGATTGTATCCAAAGTCAAGGCCATAGACAAATGAGGTGAACTTAGCAGG